ATAATAATAATAATAATAATAATAATAATAATAATAATAATAATGTAATACATTATAGTATTATATTTATTTTCAGAATTATATTGAATGTAGCACATGTATGACATACATGTAATACATTGACAAGATTCTTGCGATTTGATATAATACATCCATGTATTACAAAGACATTATTTATTTGATTTTGATTTATTCATTGAATTATACTCTGAAATGACTCTTTTTGAAAATTCCTCATAATCCATGCCTGATTCATCGGCATAAGGTTTTAATTTCTTTTTTCTCAATTCCATGAAATTGTCAATTGTCTTATAAATGCCCTTATCTCTTTTATACCATCGGATGACAGCTTTGACATTCTTCTTGATGTCCTCTGCAAATAATAAATCATCATTCTCATGGATTCCATTCTCTTTGCAGATTAAATGCATTTCAGTCTGATTTGCTTTCATTTGAGCTTGTAACTGCCGACTTTGGATTTTAAGATATTTGAGTCTTTGCAAGTCATTCTCATTTTTATTCAGTACATTGAAAGCAAAATATTCAATAGCATCTCCATATGAATATTTGCTCTCTTCCATTATTCTCTTTGCACTTCCTTTTATTCGTGCAGAGACAGTCTTATCTCTCAATTCTGACATTTTTCTCATTCCTAAATGTTTTATTGAATTGAAATCTGAAAAATAAGCATTTTTAAAATGTAATACATTAATGTATTATAAAATGTAATACATCCTTGTATTGCAAATCAAAGCTCTTTGCATTAAGTTTAAATATAATACTGATTAAAAATAGTATTAAGTTTAAACTTGCGATTTTGAGATGACTGCAATCATCTCATAATCATTTCTCAATCTATTTTTTCAATCTCAATTCTTCATCCAAAGTCATTTGATTTATATCTCTTCTCAAGCCCTCCTCAATATATCTGGAGACCAATGAATTCTCACTTTGTCTGATTGTCTTTGCATATACTTCCAATCGATAAGCCAAGTCATCATCTAATCGATAAGTCTTCCTTTTTATTGGAGATTTCTTTTTCTTTGTCATGATATAATCAACTCCTTCAGATGATAAATAGTTTTGTAAATAGTCATATAAAAACATGATGTCAAGACATCTTCTTTTCTTCCTTCCCATCCATCATCATCCTTCTGGAGAAATCATCTTCCCATTCAGGCAATCCATCATCCATCCCAGACATTCAGCTGATGAAATCCGATTGACTTTCAAGCTATTGGAAATTTGAAGAAATCCCTATAAATTCCATAACTTGTCTATATTTCCAGAGACTGAAAAATCAAAAAAGAGTCATCCTTCAATTTAATCAAAGAGATGATGAATAATCTGGAAGGCAGTCAAAGGATGATGAATTATTCTGATGTTATTCTTCAATAAAAAGAGATGATGATTGGGAGTCTGTCTGGAGAAGATGAATTCAAATGTACAAAGGAATTCTCCCAAATATCAATCCTTGAAATCATTCATCATTCTGGAAATAATATTCTGGGAAAATATCCATCTCCAGTCCTCACTTTTTTAAAAGAGACATTGATTGCAGTCTTTGTCCCTTTTTGGTTGTCGGTAACTTGTTTTTAATAACAAAATCCCATGATTGACTTTGGGAGAAAAAGTCTTCTCCAGACTGATTCCCATGAATAATATATTTGATGATGATGATTTAAAAAATGAATGGATGATGAAATATGCCCAATCTGACATATATTCATCAAATAAAAAAAGATTATATTTCAAAGGTCTCTGCAATCCATGAAGAAAGCTTGTCCAAGATTGCATCATGTCCATCATGCTCTGCTTTAAATTCAGAGATGATTGAATATACTTGAGAGGAATTCTTTTCCAGACATGGTCTCAAATATATTTTCAGATAAAGGAATTTGTCATCCTCTGACATTCCTTCCATCTTCAAGACTTCCATCAAAGCAAAGAAGACTGCATGATTGATATTTGGAAGAGCAATGGAATCTGGAGTCTTCATTGCCATTCTCATGAGTCTGTCATGACTGTCTTTGAGAATCTCATTCTCCTTGAATAATCTTCCAATAGCTATTGAATAAGATTCCCCATCCATTTTATAAGAATCCAATTGCTCTCTGACATCTGGATTCAATCTGACTTGCTTATATTCTGTTTTCATGCTTTGATTCCTCCATAAAAGATAATTATGGAAGGGATTTAATCCCTCCACATTGAGACTTCAGATTCAGGGCAGATGCCGACATTGTAGCAATAATATTGAGCATATTGCTTTGGATTTTCTTCAAGGCAGTCATAATGAGTGTCCATGAAATAAAGCTCAAAATAGTTTGTCATCCACATATCAGCCAATTCATCAAGGGATTTCTCTGCAATGTCGGAATTTTCCATGTCATATTTCCTTTCAAGTCTTCTGACTTCTTTTGCAAATTCTCTGACTTTTCCATGAATTTCTTTCAATTCTTCTGCATCTTTTCTCATGTCTTCGACAAGAGCAATCTGGGAATCAATGTCATCTCTGGAGATGTAACCTTCCATAAAGTAAAATAAGAGATTTTCTTTTTCTTCATAAGTCAATCTCATTCCTTTGATGGTTATTTCCCTTGTTGCTTTTTCGCATTCTTCTTCAGTCATTTTCCATTGTTTTAAAGTTTCTTTGTTGTACATTTGAATTCACCTTTGCATTTGATGTTATTCTCTATCTTCTTATTACTATATAAAGGGATGACATTATGTCATCCTATTGGGAAGATGCTCCAGAATCATCCCAAAGTCTGAAAAATATCTCCCATGAATGCCCATGAATTCATCATCCTCCATTCCTAAAGTCTGCAATCTTTGATTTATCATGTCAATTCTGTCTGATTTCTTCCCTTAATTTTCCAGACTGGATGAAATTGCCTCAAATTAATTTATACATATAGACTGATTGATTGATTTATGCCCATTTCTTCAAATAATATCTTTGACTATCTGAATGACTATCTAATTTAAAGAATGAATTTCTACGCAATAAGACCGATTTCAAGCAAGGAGCATCCTCTAAATTTTCAAGATTTTTCAAAATTAATTTAAAGCAAGGAATGATGAAATCCAAATCCTATCAGCTCCAGAATGATGAATGATGAAATCTCCTCAAGCTATTGGAGAAAATACATTGATAACATTCAAATTAATATTATAATATATATTGGTCTGGAAGTCCAATTCATCATCCCAGATTCATCATCCTTCTGGGATGCAATTTGTCCATCTCTGGAGATTCTCTTGAGGTCAATTTTCAGATGATGATGAATCTCTGGAAATCTCTGGAGATTGATTTTTTGATGAATTTCATTGGGCAGAATTTAATCTCATTATTTTGATTATTTTCATTAATACTCAATGGAGATGTCTTGAATTTTATTGTATTTGATTTTAAATGCTTTATAGAGGATTTTATATTTTTGATTTTTTGAGTAAAAAAAGGAGGATTTTCCAAGCTTTTTTGCTCTGACTGATTCGATTTTTCATATCAAATTATTGAAGATTGATGTCATTAAAATGACACTTGATATAATCTTGACTATTTTAATTAGTCAATCAATTAGTTAAATTAAAGCATTGAATTTTATTAAATCATCTTTCCCATTTGATATATATTCACAGAGAAAATAGGGCAAAGAAGGGCATTGACTACGATATGAAATATCCTTCAAATCGATTAGTGTTCAATATTTACATAAGGCGTTTTATGATATTGTTCAATATTTGATATTGAAAAATGTCAATATTCATAATTTTGAGTAATATTTGAACAATTCAATAAAATGGATTAAAATCATGTTCAATTTTCAATGACTGAAAAAATCAAATCAACAAAAGGAGCAATTTCAGAGCTTTTTGAAATTATGAAAATTTCTCCAGATAATCTCTGGAGATAACTTTCAGACTAATTGTCCATCCATCCCAATTCATCATCCATGAAAATTCATCCCAGATGCAATCTCTGGAGAATCTCATGATAAAATTATTAATAATATTGACTATTAAAAATAGTCATAAATGAGAGGATGATGCTATATGATGAAGACATTCAAAAGCAAATTAAGAAAGTCATTTTATAAGGATGGAAGATTGAAGGAATATCAGATGTCTTTGGGAGTTAATACTCAAATAAATGAAGACCGATTCAATTTAAATGACAAGGGCAAATATGTCTGCGATGTCATCATTGGATTTCCAGATGAATATGAGGAATTTTCCCATGAGCATGAAAATCTCCAGACAGAGATTCAGGCATTGAAGGAGTCCAATGATGCTCAAGCAAAAGAAATCAAAATGCTCCAAGATAAATTGTCCAATATAGAGGAAAGGCATCAGAAGGAAATCAAAAGGAAGGATGATGAATATTCTGCAAAGATTAATGGATTAAATGAGGACATTCATCAGAAGGCATTGGAAATTGAGAGGACAAAGACAGAATATGAGAAGGAGATTGGGAAGCTGAAGGAAAGCAATCAGAAAGAAATCAATTCTCTGGAATTATATGATGATAAATCTCATATGTCCATCATTGAGCATCAATCATCAGTCTTTGATTTAAAAGAAGCTCAATGGAAGGAGATTTCTGATATTAAGGACAAGATTGTCAGAGAGATAATTCATCATAATGACAATTTGAATTCCCTTGAAAATAACTTGAATTTACTTGGATATATTAAGGGAAATTATAAATCATCATTGAAAAGTTTAAAAGAAGATATTGAGGCATTCAGATATATTGCTCAATATATGGAATCAAAGGAGACTGAAATTCTCCCAGATGTAAAAATAAAGGAAGATGATGAAGATTCATCATGACTTCCTTTGATGACATTATGACAATGACTATCTGAAATCGTTTCTCTGGTCTTTAAATTCAAAAATACCATCAGACAATCCGATTTGGATCATCAGAGACCGACTTCAAAATTTAAAAAAATTGGATGAAAAAATGTCCATCATCCTTCATCCAAAATCAAAATCTGATTCTTTTTCTGGAATGAGGAAGATTTGAAATCCTCTCATAATTCCATCGGTTAGACCTGACTGGTCTTGTAATTCTTCCGACAGAATAAACAAGACTTCCTCCATGTTTATTAAGCCAGTTAAATCCATAAGATGCAGAGTCAATGATATCATCATGTTTTCCCAGAGGAAAGCTCCTTAATTGCTTGAGGAATTCTCCTCTCAAATAATCATTCTGAATATGGACATGGATTTTCCCATCCAAGATTGCTTGTCTGAAGGCATAAGCTCTGTCCACTTTGCTCCCAATCGGTTCTGATTGATAAGTCCTATATCCAGATAAATATGAGGCATATTCCTTAAATAAGAATTTTGAAGCTCCTCCGACAGTCCCAGATTCAATCAAGATTGCCATTTCAGAGCCATCAGATTTTGCAGTCTGTTTTAAGACTTCTTTCAATCCTTCTCCAAATTGCCCATATACAAAGTCTGTTATTACATAAGTATTCTCATTGAGCTTATACATTGGCATTCCGACAGAATAATCTCTTTGAATCCCTTTGGATTCATCAGAATAAGCCAAATCCCAAGACCGACATTGAGCAAGGATTGAGACATCTCTTTTCTCAAAAGGTTCATCCTTCCAGATTATTTTATCAACATTGAAGAAAGAGCCAGTCTCATCCAATGGTCTTTGTTGAAAAATACTGGAAAAAAGTCTCTCTCCCATTTCTTCCTTTTGAGCATTCAAGAAATCAATTGAATATCTTTCCTTCCAAAGAGGAGTCCCATCTTCTTTAATTGCTGGAAAGGAAAGGAAATCATATTTGTCTGGAGAATTCTCCATCAGATATCCAGTCAAATCATTTGATGCCCATCTGGTATGGAGAATTAAAATCTTGGTATTCGGTTCTTTTCTCTGAATAATCATTGTTTTATACCAATCAATCTTTTTGTCCAATAATGATGGAGTAATATCTGCAAATCCCTTGTATATATCATCTAATATCAAAATGTCGGCATCTTGTCCAGTTATACTCCCAGAAGCTCCAGTCAATCGGATTTGTCCTTTGTATAATCTGCCAAATTTATCCTCAAATTTTATATGAGTCGAAGAATGCTTGACATCTGACAAATAGACATCAAATATCTCTCCATATTCCTTGACAAATTCTCTGATTCTAATTCCAAAGTTTTCAGATAAGGATGCCTCTGCATTAACAATCAAAATCTTCAAATCTGGATTCTGGAAGATAAGCCATAAAGGAAATGCCAGAGTAACAATTGAGGATTTGGAATGTCTTGGAGCTACTGACAAGCATAAATGCTTATTTGATTCATCAAGATATAATTCTGTCAATTTATTGGCAATCTCAATTATATGAGGAGCATCAACATAATCAGAATATCTCAAAGCTACAAAATTATAATAAAATTCATATAAGTCATTAAGCATGAAATCCAATTCTTCATCAGACAAATCATTCAAGAGATTCCTCAATTCCCTTTTCATAATATCTTCTCCTGACTCTTTCTTTATTGAAAATGTTCTTTATATCATGATGCAATTCCTCTTCATCATCCTCCTCAAATAAATCATATTTCTGGATGTTTTTCAGACTGAAATCCTCATTTGAAGACTTCTCTGATATAATCAAGATTGCATTCAAATATAATGTATAATAGACATATCCCATCAAATTGATATATGTCTCCCTATATTCAGAGATAACATCCATTAAATTCTCAATACATTCATTAAAGGATTCTTCATCATCCTCAAGATATGCCTCATAATATTTCCTTGTTAAATAAAATAAATACTTCTTAAATTTACCTTTGGACATATTGGAAATGACATCTTTCTTCAATCTGCCCAATTTGTCAATTTCTCCCATAATTCATCATGTCTCCTTCCATTCATTTTCCTCAAGCTTTGCAATCTCTGAATCCAGATTCTCAATTTTTGAATAATTCTCTGGAGCAATCTCAATGACTCCCTTTTCATCATCATCAAATAAGACTGCATTCTTTAATTCAGAGACTTCCTTGAGGATTCTGGAATATTCAAAGTCTTTCAAGACTCTATTTCCGACATTACAAGCATTAATGACTGCCTTCATCTGATTGATTCTGACATTCTCTGCATCCTTATTCCTAACATTCCCAGAGAATATCTTGGCAGACATATATTCAATTGTCAGAATCATTCTGTCAATGAAATATTTCCTTATTTCTTCAGAGTCATCATTGGCAGATATCTCAATCGGTTTATATCTTTTCTTGATTTCCCTCAATCCTTTGGTCTTTTTCTTGATGTCCTTTTTGGCATCTTTCCTCTTTTTTGTACTCATACATAACCACCATATAAACAATTTTTAATAATTGATGAAAGACTGCATCAAATCCTCCCAGATAGATAAAAGGATTTGACAGAGTCTCCCAGATAGTCTCAATTAAATGAGACCCTCTTTTTAATATTCAAGCATTGAAAATCATCTTAAGAATTCCTCTGCCTTTGCCATGATTTCATGCTTGTCTTCAGTCCCTTCCATCTCTGAAATCAATCCATAATAATTCAATGTTTTCCCACAGCTTGAGCAATGGAAATAATTTGAGTCTTTGAAGATGACTGCTGATGGATTCTTGTCTGCTCCATGAAAGAGGCATCTGACAATTGCCTTCTGGGAATCTTCTTTGATTATTTCTCCTCCATAATAGGAATATAAATCAATCATGGAGATTTCTTTGAAGTCTTTATATTTCCCATGATATTTCTTCATCATCTCCTTTCTTCTTTCTTCATTCTGTTTTTTCAATTCCCTTTGTCTTCTTTCATTGATTCTTTGGAATTCCTTGTCATTTTTAATCAGACTTTCTCTAAATTCTCCAGATTGGGATGAATATTCTTGGAAATTAAATTCGATTGGATGTCTGGAATTCTTCTCTATTATGTCCAAGAATTCATCATAATCATATATGTCTGGAATTGGTAATGTCAAGAGATTTGTCTTGCTATGGAAGGCATATTGACATCTTTGGAGTCTTCTTTGAGCTTTCTTCTTGTCAAAGACTGCCCAGTCCAAATATTTTAAATCCAATTTGTCAGAGAAGGATTTTGCAAATAATCTGGAGACTTGGGAAAGATTCTGGAGTCTGCATTCATCATAAAAAATATTGATATGGAATCCTTTTGAGCCAGAGAAGATTTGATATGGTCTCAATCCCAAATCTTCCAAATATAAACAGAGTTTTCTTGATTCAGAGAATGTCGGATATAATATGTCCTCATTGAAAATCAAATCTCTGAAATCAGATTGCAATTCCTCAATCCTCTCTGACAATTCCATTCCATTTAATTCATCATATGCCTTTTTAAAATCATCTTTCAAGATTGAGACTGCATCAGATTCAATGTCAATGTCAAAGAATTGTCTGTCAGACCATCTCTGCAATATATCTCCAGATTGATATGCTTGTCTGGATTTGAAATATGAAATTTCTCCTCCCAATAGTCCATCATGTCCGATATGGTCTGCTTTTGTTAAGAAATGCAATGCTCTTGATTCTGCATTTCCTTTTGCTCCCAGTTTTTTCTCATTAAAGACATGATTAAATTTCTTTTTATTATCTGGGATGAATCTGAAGTCCCTCATGAAATTCCCATTATAATATGCTTGATAATACCTTTTTAAAGGTTTTTTAAATTTCCGATTTTCCATCATTATTTTTCTTTTAGTCATAATCATCATCTCCTTATGCAGAATTTTCAAATTTCTCTCATAATTTGGGATGATTTATGCAGAATCCTTCATCATTTATGCAGACTCAAAAAATCAAAAATCCTTCATCATCCTCCTTTGCTCAATTCAAGCATTCTCCATCCTTATTGACATTTTGCATAATTCTGCTTAAATTCCAGATATGCAAGGGTAGGGAGAAAAAAAAATTTTCATTTTTTTCTTTTTTCTCATTGCCTTTGTATATATAATAATATAATAATATAATAATAAAGGAGAAGTCTTCTTTTAGGAAATGGAGCAATATGATGAATTTTGCTCTGCATAAACTTTTGAAGATTCTGCATAAATTATATGTTATTCTGCATCAATCCCTCCCAATTCTGCATAAATTTCATCAGATATTGCATAATTTATGTCTTGCTCTGCAAGGAATTCATTGGCATCTTTTATGTCTGCATATTCCAATTTGATTGGATTGAGGATTTCCTTGCATTTAGAAGTCAGATAATATATGTTTCTCCCTCTGTTGTCCATATATTCCAATTTGTCAAGGTATAAATTGGAATATAGCTTGTCCAATAATTTTCCGACATCATCAATGTCTTTGAATGCTCTTCTGTTGGAATGGATTCTCTGGATGTCATTGATTCTGAAAAATATATTTTCTTTATGATTTAAGCCAGTCCCTCCCAGTCTGAAGAATTCCAAGAGCTTGGAGATTGCTGATTGTTTTTTTGAATAATCTAAATCTCCAAAGGATTCATATTCATATTTCTTGAGATTTTCATGGAATCCCAAATGCTCCATGACATCATTCTCAAATTCTTGAATCGGATTCAGTCCATCATCAGAGTCTTCCATGATTCTCAATTCAGATGATGTCCCTTGAGACATGAGCATTTTGAGGAAATTGGATTCTACTGGAGGCAATACATTCTCCAAGCTTAATTGTGAGATGAATTCTTCCAATTGCTTTGGAGATGCAATCAATTTCCCATCTGAAGTCTTGAGACAGTCTCCATGAGTTAAAACACAATAGGCATCAAATATCTCAAGGATTTGAGTGAAATCTCTGAATATTACATCTGAATTCTTAACAAATCGCTTGAAGAATTTCCTATATGGATTTATGACTCTTATTTCCTCTTTGACAAGCCAAAGCAAATAATTATGATATTTTTGAATGTCTTCCATGATTTCTTTCTGCATTTTATTCTCCCAAGAATCCTCATAATTCAATGCAAAGAGAAAATCCAAGACTTCATCTTCATTTGCCTCCAATGGATTGGACTCAATACTCCTTGAGGCAATTTGCTCCTCCTCATCTCCCAAGAAGTCAAATCTGACTGTCTGGAAGACTGCTCCGATGGAATCTGCTTTCAATTCCAATGTCTCATTTTCCAGATTGGATGAATTTCCTTCAGTCAAGTCTCTGGAGAATTCCTTTTCAGTTATTAAAGACTTTATGGCATCAAATACATCCTCAATCTTCTCATATGATTTCCGATTCCCTAAATCTCCAAAGTAGATTATCATCCTTTCAAAATATCTGACATTCTGCTTTGAATATCTGGAAAAGGATGCCAGAGTCATTTGATTTTTCTTGAAGATATATCTCTCTGGAATCATCAAAAGAAAGGCAATCATATCCTCCAATGACTTTCCGACATTGGATTTTGCTTTTGTATAGATGAAATAACTTCCTTTGCCTCTGATGACATTAATTCCTCCCAGATGCTTTCGATAAATAGCTTTATGATTTCCTATATGGAATTTATTGACAATACTGTCCCAGTAATTAATCAAGCCAAATTCATCAATCCATTCCTTGACATCCTTTGCATCTTCAATGTCATCCTCTGATAATTCTGGAGAGATTCTTGATAAGAATTGCTCTTCCATTTCAGACAAGGCATCTTCATCATCCTCTTCATCATCTTCTGGGATTGGGAAATCAAATTCCAATTCTTTGAAGACTTCCAAGCAGTCAGAATTGATGATTTTTTCAATGACATCATTCATGAATGATTTATATGTCCCTTTCTCTGCATTTAATCTGGCAGTTCTTCCTTTGAATGAGAATGCTCTGTTTATTGATGCTTTTCCTCCAGCATCGATGTCCTCTTCGACTGGAAGGAAGTCTCTTCTGAAGAAATTTAATGTCTTGAAGTCTCCATCCTTTTTGACTGTTATTGTATATTTGAGGAATTTCTTCTTAAGGTCTGGAATCCTTTCCATTTTGATATATATGTCTCTTGGGTCAGGATTCCTCTCATATTTGAATGTATATGGAATATATAATCCAGATGAATCATATTCCCATCCTTGATTGAGCATTTCTTCATCTGGGATGTAGATGGAAGATGATGATGAATCCTCTTTGATTTCCTCCATTTCTTTGGAAGATAATTCATCAAATTGATTTGTCATAATATCATCTCCTTGATGGGATTAAAAATAAGATTTCCAATATCTTTATAAGTGTTAATTGACAGATATTGATTTAACCTTAATTTTAATTGATTAGAGATAAGGGATTGACTATTAGAAAGAGTCAAGTCCTTTATTTCTAACCTTTCCCATTTTAAAATCAACTTCCATCCCCTTCACCATCTCTGACTGGATAGATGATGAAATATTTCTTATTTCCAAATTTCTCCCTTCTTGTCCTTGCTTTGAATGATAATCCTTCAAGAGCATCCTTGATGTCTTCAAAAGAGGCACATTCAATGCCCCCCTTAATTCCAGAGGCATATGATAAAATCGGATGCAATTTGGATTTACTACCTACAAAGAGAGAGCCAGATTCATTCCTCTTGACATTAAATCCCATGTCAAAGGATTGGAAGGTCTCTGGATTCTCAAATGACATATAAAAGAAATATCCTCCATCCTCTGAATCAGATTCTCTCAATTCTTTGACTTCAATGATTTTCAATAGCTTGGAATGTTTTCTCATGCTCATGAGGAAATCATCTTCATCCAATTCTTCGACTTCTTTAAATCCCATCTTTATCAGCTCCTTCATCATCTTTGACTGATTCTGCATCTGTCATGATTCCTTTTAGGGAATTGTCTGCATCTCTGATGTCTTGGAAGAATTTCTCCAAATCTCCAATGTCTGTCAAGTCAATAATTTCATTTAATAAGGTATTTTTGACAAGTCCCATTCTTTCCAGATGATGCAAGAAGAATTGGAAATCCCTTTCAGATTTCAATGCTCTGAAGAAATAATCCCAATCATGAGGGTCTTCCTTCCCATTCCCATAAAATATTTCGCACATAATCCTCAAAATGTTTAATCCAATGAGGACAATGTCTGATTCAGTAAAATCTTTATGTTCAATTTCACATTTATCAATCATCCTCTTAATTCTCACGATTAAGAGCTTTGCAAAGGTATAGTCTCTTGATTCCAAATCCATCAGTCTCCTCTCCTTATAGCTTTCCAGTCTCCATATTTTTTGTCATCATTTTCCCTTTCTATATGATTGATTGCAATCATATCCAATGATTCTCCAGATTCAAGACTCATATTGAGATTTGTCAAAGCCAAATCCAAGATTGCTCCTTTGGAGAGTCTCATTGAGCAAATATCTTTCTTTGCAAGTAATTCATCAATGAATTTATAATTGACTCTTGATATATGAGCATTGATTCTGCATTTCTTCTTCCCTTTCTCCATGATTGGAGAATTCTCATTCTTTTCAATATTTGGATTGTTTTCCATATATTCACCATTTAATTTAATTCAATTGAGAAAATAAGAATGATATTCTGCCAGATATGATGAATTTAAATCAAGAGTCTTTGGGAAGGATTACATTTAATAATCCTAAAGTGTAAAAATAAGACCATCTAATTTTGACTTATGCTTTCACTATTAGAGACTTGATGATTGATTCTGGAGGATTTGAATCTTAACCGACCAAAGCAAGACAATCCTTCAGCTTTTCATCATATTCTTCTTTTATTCTTATTTTTGATTTATCATCTCCATTCTCTGAAGTTAATTAATCAATTGCCTTTTTTTATAGCCATTTTCATTGACTACTTATAAGACAATCTCAATTGTATATTTGAAATCGGCAGTATATAAACTTATTGGAAAAAATAAGACTCCAGAATGCTCAAAATAAGAAATAACTGTCAGACAAGTGTCCGACACTTTTAAAAAATAGAAAAAAAATAAAAGGAAAAGATTAAATCCTATCCTTCAAAGACTCCAAGAATTCAAGATGCTCCTTTGTTGCCTGAATGTCTTCCTCCAAGCTTTTTTTATGAAAATTAAAATTGACTAAATCATCCAAAGCTTTATTCAAAGGAGGGAAATCAGACATCCTCAAGATATGATGGAATTCATCTCTGGGAATGAATTTGAATTTGAGATTTATCAATCCAGAAGAATCATATTTCCAATCCAGAGCCATATATGTCCCACGATAGCCCATATCATCAAAAGCATATAATCCTTGATGCTTTCCCATATATTGATGATGTTGGAATTGCCCTTGTCGGTTTACATCCAAATAATTATTCAATGGGAATTTAACAAAATAGCATTTGTCCAAATCCAAATCAGAATATAATTCAGACATTCTCTCATAAAACAAATCCCAATCAGTCATCTCTCCCAGTCGGATTCCAAAGAGTCTGGATTCATTCATCATGGAAAATTCTTCCAATGGGAAGATTCCTTCAAGGAAATGATTCAATCGATATCTTATATTGAAAGACTTCTTAAATCCTCCTTTATAGACATATGAGGAATGGAAATCAATATCTGGATTAAATAATCCAATTATCTTTGAATATGAATTCAATTCCATGATATTGGATGTTCTGGGAATTAACATGATAACTTCAGTATTATTGAAGATTGTCCTCTTGGAAGTATTTATCATCTCCAATTTATCAGTCAGAATCTTATTCATCCCATCTGTCAGATTCCATCCATTTCCTTTGAAATAAGTCATCAAATCTTTATATGCAGTCTTTGGCATCCTAAAGCTGACTTTCTCCATTGCAGAATCTCTGACATATCTCTCATGATGACTCTTTTTGAAAAAGGGAGATTGATTGATATTGCAATAATCATTCCCAATCTCATTCTCTATTGACTGAAGAGCATATCTCAATGCCAGATTCATCAGCTCTTCATCCGATTTGTCAAATCCCATTCTCCTCAACTTAAATAAATAATAGCTATTTGAATAAACTTCATCATCTTTTTTGTCCATTGTCATTCTCCTTAATTTTAATTTCAAGCATTTTCCCATTCATTCATTCATTTTTAAAACATAATAATAATAATAATAATAATAATAATAATAATAATAATAATAATGTAATACATTATAGTATTATATTTATTTTCAGAATTATATTGAATGTAGCACATGTATGACAT